CTCTCCAAGCCGTGTTGCCGGCCGGCGCAACCGTGTCGATCGTCGCGCCTGGCTCTGTGACCGTGCAAACCGAAACGGCGCTCGTGCAAGCCGACAAGGTAACGCTCGATGCTGACGTCGAAGTAACCCGCTCGATGACCGTGAAAGGCCCGTTTGCGTTCGAGTCGGGAATGACCGGCAAGGGCGGCACCGCCGGCGCAACGATGCAGATTAACGGCGCGGCCGATTTCACGGGCGAAGTGAAGTCGCAAGGCATTAGCTTGCCGAAGCACAAGCACCGCGAGCAAGGCGACGGCCAACTTGTGAGCGACCCGCAATGATCGGAATGAAAGCCTCGACCGGCGAAGCAACGACCGGCCTCGATCACCTGTATCAGTCGATCGAGAAAATTCTCACGACGCCCCTCGGCACGCGCATCGCTCGCCGCAACTTTGGTTCCGAGCTGCCCGAGCTGATCGACGCCCCCAACAACGCGGCGACGCGCGTGCGCCTGTATGCGGCCGTCGCGACCGCCCTGATGCAATGGGAACCCCGCTTGAAACTCACTCGCGTATCTCTCACGATCGACACCTCGACCGTCGCGGCCGGCGTGCAAGCGATCGACATTGAAGGCACGACGACGCTTTCGGCCGACCTGGTTTCGACCCGCGTGCAGCTCACGAACGGGAGCGCGGCATGAGCGCAACCCCGATTGATCTGTCGCGCCTGGAATCGCCCGATATCGTCGAAACGATCGATTACGAGACGATCCTCGCCGAGCGCAAGGCGAAACTCGTGTCGCTCTATCCGGCCGATCAACAAGCCGACGTCGCGGCGGCGCTCGCGCTCGAATCCGAGCCGATGAACATTCTTTTGCAAGAGAACGCTTATCGCGAAGTCGTGTTTCGTCAACGCGTCAACGATGCCGCGCGCTCTGTGATGCTCGCCTATGCGACCGGCACCAACCTCGAACACCTGGCCGCGCTGTTCGGAATCGCAAAGCTCACGATCGTCGAGCCGGACCCCGAGCACGACATCGACGGCGTTTATGAGAGCGACACCGACTTGCGCAAGCGCACGCAGCTCGCGCCGCAAGGCTATTCCGTCGCCGGCCCGGAAGGCGCCTATATCTCGCACGCGCTGAACACCGATGGCCGCGTGCTCGATGCGACGGCGACAAGCCCCGCGCCGTGCCAGGTAGTCGTTACTGTTCTCTCGCGCCTCGGCGACGGCACACCGACGCAAGACTTGATCGACAAGGTAACGCTCGCTCTCCAAGCCGACAACGTGCGCCCGCTCACCGATCAAGTGATCGTCCAAGGTGCCGAAGTGTTGCCGTATCAGGTGCGCGCGACGCTCAAATTTTTCGCCGGCCCCGATCGCGCCGTCGCGCTCGCCGAGGCGCAAAAGCGCACGGCCGCATACACCGACGAAATGCACCGGCTCGGAATGGAAATCACGTTGGACGGCCTGTATGCCGCGATGCGCTCGCCAGGCGTGCAAAAGGTGATTCTCGACACGCCGCTCGCGAGCATTGCCGTGTCGAAGGAACAAGCCGCGTATTGCACCTCGATCGAGCTGATCGACGGAGGCGTTTATGAGTGATCTGCTCGCGCCGAATTCGACGAGCACCGAGCGCAAGCTCGCGGCCGTGATGGCCGAGGCGTGCGACGTGGCGACGCCGATCGCTCGCTTGATGGACCCCGACACGATCCCCGCCGAGCTGCTGCCCTGGCTCGCCTGGCACGTTGGCATCGACGCATGGAAAAACTATTGGCCCGAGCAAGTGAAGCGCGCCCGTGTCAAAGCTGCAATCTCGATCGCCCGTAAAAACGGCACCGCTGCGGCCGTTCGCGAAGTCGTCGCCGCGTTCGGCGCAAACATCGCGCTGCGCGAATGGTTCGAGCTGACCCCGCCAGGCGTGCCAGGGACGTTTGACGTCGTGATGACCGTGAGTAGTCGCGACGGCGAAGCTCCGACCGCTGCTTTCGTCGACGACATCCTCGCGGAGATCGACCGCACGAAGCCCGTGCGCGCGCACTACTCATTCACCCAGGGTTTCGCGATGCAGGGCAAGCAAGGCGTCGCCGTCGCCGTGCGGCCCGCCCTCTATCGCCGTCTTTCTCTCACGGATATCTGACCTATGGCCGGCACTCTTATTTACATCACCGACGCGGGGCGCGCGGCGCTCGTCGCGCCGGCGAACGATGGCACGAACGCGCACAAGATCGTCGAGATCGGCCTCGCGACCGCCTCTTTCAATGCCGCAAATCCGGCGCTTGTCGCGCTGCCGAACGAGCGCAAGCGCATCACGACATTCGCCGGCGAGAACGTCGCTTTCGATACGATCCATGTGACGTTGAAAGACGATACCGACGATCAATTCACGCTGTACGGGTTTGGCCTGTATCTCGAAAACGGCGTGCTCGCGGCCGTCTATAGCCAGGCAACGCCGATCATGGAAAAGGCGGCGGCGGCAATGCTGCTGCTGTCGGCTGACCTGCAATTCACGACGATCGACGCGGCGACGCTCACATTCGGCGACGCGTCTTTCACGAACCCGCCGGCGACGACCGAACGGCAAGGCGTGATCGAGCTGGCGACGCAAGACGAAACGACCGCCGGCACCGACGCATCGCGCGCCGTAACGCCCGCGACGCTCAAAACGCAGCTCGACAAGAAAGCGAACCTCGCCGGCGCTGACTTCGCCGGCCCCGTGGGCACATCGGGTTCATTCAAAGTCACTAGCGCGGCCGGTAGCCCTGGCACGTTCGAGGCGGGCAACGGCGACAACGCCTCGAAAACGACAAACAACGTCGCACTGCGTTCCTGGTTCGGCATCGGGTTCGGCCCGAATATCGACGGTATGGCCGTGCCGAAAACCGAGTTTTCGCACTGGTTCGATACGCGCACGGGAAATGCCGGCTTTCGTGGCGCGCTCGACGTCGGCGGCCTGATTACCGCGCAAGGCCCGGCGGCCGGCGACGTATCGAACAAAGTCGCGACGACTGCCTTTGTCGCGTCGGCGATCGCGAATGCAATGGTCGGCCAAATCATTTTCGAGCCTCGCACGACCGCGCGCGCCGGCTTTCTCAAATGCAACGGGGCGCTATTGAATCGCGCCGATTATCCGGCACTGTGGGCTTACGCCCAGGCAAGCGGCTGCATCGTCGCCGAGGCGAGCTGGTCGGCGAATTACTGGGGCTGTTTCTCGACCGGCAACGGCACGACGACGTTTCGAATTCCCGAGCTGCGCGGCGAATTCCTGCGCTGTTGGGATGACGCACGCGGCGCCGATGGAAGTCGCGGCATCGGCACGTATCAAGGCACACAAAACATCTGGCACGCGCACGGCGCAAGCGCGGCGGCTGTCGGCGATCACGTCCATAGCGCATGGACCGATTCGCAAGGCTGGCACGGGCACCACGGCAACACCTACGGCGTCGGCGATCACCAACACATCTTGGACCAGAACGTTCCGGCCTGGTCCAACCCCGACACCGATCGAGGCGGGGCGTCGAGCTGGTTCTCGATCGACAACGCGCGGCAACCGTACACGAGCTGGAACGGCGCGCACGGACACGGTTTTGACACGGACGGCGCCGGCACGCACGGGCACAACGTCGGCATCGGCGGCGCTGGCAATCACACCCACGGAATCACCGTCAACGGCGATGGCGGCAATGAAGCACGGCCCCGAAACATCGCCCTGCTCGCCGTGATTCGCGCTTACTAAGGACTCGACCATGCTGATTCATCAATACGACGCCACGACCGGCGAATACATTTCGAGCCGACTTGCCGACTCGGACCCGCTCAACCTCGACCGCTGGCTCGTTCCGGCGTTCGCGACCGCCGACGAGCTGCCGTCGCGCACGCCGCTCTCATGGCCGTTTTATCTCGATGGCGCCTGGAAGCTCTTGCCCGACTATCGCGGCCGGATGCTGTACCGCCAGGACAACGGCCAAGCGGCCGAAATCCTCGTCGCCGGCACGACGCCCGCCGAGAACGGCTTGACCGAAACGCCGC